TGAGGGTTGCGCCTTGCCACAGTTCTACGACTGTGAAGTGCTTTGACAAAGTACTGAAAAGAACCAAGGCGTCAATGTAGTTGTCTGCCTTGTATGTGCGGTCAAAACCGCTGTCGCGAAGGATTACTGAGTGCATGATGATCTCCTTGAGATTATTGATTGGACATAAAAGAAAACACCGCAAGAGACTCGCCCTTGCGGTGATCTGACAGAAACGGGGAGAAATCTCCCCAAGATTATTGAAACGAAACCGAGTCACGCAACTGTGCAAGCAAAGCATCGAACTGAGCCTTGGTCAAGCCTGCGTCAATAATCTCAGCCACGATGTTGCTCACGAGTTGCTTGGGTACAGCAACCGCAGGCTTCTTAGCGTCAGACTTGTCAGTCCGACTGATGTGAAAGCGGAACTTAGCACCACCGCCGTTGACAGCCTTCTCCTCATTGGCTGTGCGTTCTACTCGTGTCTTGCCACAAATAATCTCCGCTTGCTTTGCTGTGCATTCCAAACGACCGATCACATAGTTGAGCACGAAGTCGTGCCTCCACTCGCCTTGCTTCTCCGCACTCAGCTTCAAGTACTCCTTGTGCCAAGGCAGGCTCGCCTCTAGCGTGATGCGATCACTTGCGCCAATGCCTTGGGCGAATTGCTGATATGTCACTACTACTGTCGTTGCTTTAGTCATGATGATCTCCTTGAGTTGACTATGGTTTGTGTCGGGGAGAAATCTCCCCATATCGGCTGAGCTATCTCCCAACCGATGCCTCTATATTACCAAATGGGTACTTTATTCTGCTTTCAGGGCTATAATTGCAAACGAAAGAACCCCACCCTACCCCCATCACCCCTTTTTTGGGGGTGCGGCCATGCTGCGTATAAACACTGTTCTTCACCCGCAAATCCAATTTTCCAAAATCACAATCCTAAAAAGCCAAAACGCCACCCCCCACCCCACTATAAAAATTTTCAAAGATCATTGTCCAAGGTTTGACATGCCCAATAAAAAAGAGCCCCGAACCTTTCGATCCGGGGCGCAAGGAGGCGAACCTCAAGGAGAAGCAACTGAACAAACTGTTCGGTTGGCTGGAAGCCATCCCGAACAAAAAAATTGCACCGTTGCCGAAAAGAAGTGTACACTAACCCCAACGAGGCAACAAGCACCCGCCAGTGCTAACCCTACGCAATGCTAGAACATCTTATTCACGGCGAATTTCACCCAGACGTGGTCGACATGACTGCGGCTACGCTTTTGCCGCTTGATAAGGCCGAGCCTGCAACCATCATTGACGCACAAGTCAAAACCGCAGAATGGCTAAAAGACTTGGAGTTAGACGACGAAGCGGCAGAGTCCAAGGCAGACGCACAAGCAGCGCGTCAATCGTTTGCTTCTCTTGTCACAGGCCAGCCACCACAGAATACACAGCAAGCACTTGCTAACATTAAAGCGCCAGCGGCAGTCCAGCACCTAGTAGGAATGCTCACCGCCTACGACTGGGCGTTTGTGGAGCAGGCCAAAGAACTGCGCGGCTTTGCCGTGGCTAAGATCCTTGAGGAAGTAGACCACCCCGACGCCCGCATCCGGCTCAAGGCGCTAGACATGCTGGGTAAGGTTACGGAAGTGGCGCTCTTTACAGAACGGGTTGAGGTCAAGAAGACTGAGATGTCGGACATAGAGCTTGAGACCCGCATCAAGGACAAGCTCAATAGGTTCATGGGCGTGATTGATGTGGTCGATGTGTCTGAAGAAGTCACGAAAGATGCGGATGAAGACTGAGAAGTTCACAACGCTCAGCAAGCTGGAGCTCGAGGCCATGGCCAAGGCGCTTCCGCACATGACGCTTCAAGAAAAGATGGAGCTCTTCCAAGATTTGGAGATGCGCGAAGCACGCGCCAGCTTGCAAGCGGCCAAACACAACATGCTGGGGTTCGCTCAGAGCGTCTATCCGGGCTTTAAGATCGGGCCGCACCACAGGAAACTGGCCAAAATATTCACAGATGTGGTCGAGGGCAAGAAAAAGCGCGTGATTATCAACATCGCGCCGCGTATGGGTAAGTCTGAGTTCTCCTCATACCTGTTCCCTGCGTACTTCCTAGGTAAATACCCTAATAAGAAGATCATCATGGGCACCCACACCGCTGGTCTGTCTGAGGACTTTGGCCGTAGGGTGCGTAATCTGATTGAGTCGGAGGAGTACCGTGAAGTTTTTCCTCAAACAATGGTGGCTGACGACCAAAAAGCTGCCGGTAAATGGTCTACATCAGCTGGCGGTCAGTATTATGCTGCTGGTGTGGGTGGTGCACTGGCCGGTCGTGGTGCTGATCTGTTCGTTATTGATGACCCACACTCTGAACAAGATGTAAAAGCCAACAGCCGCCTTGCGTTTGACACTGCGTGGTCTTGGTTCCAGACCGGCCCCTTGCAACGTTTGATGCCGGGCGGCGCGATCATTGTGATTATGACCAGATGGTCGCTGTTAGACCTCACTGGGCGCCTGATTGACTACCAAGCACGCAACCCAGAGGCCATTCCATGGGAAATCGTGGAGCTTCCGGCCATATTGCACGAAGACACAGAGGACGAGAAGTCATTGTGGCCAGAGCAGTGGCCGCTGACTGCGCTCAAAGCAACAAAAGCGTCCATTGAGCCTAGGTACTGGAACGCGCAGTACATGCAGCAGCCAACTTCCGAGAATTCAGCCATCGTTGGGCGCAAGATGTGGCGGATATGGGAACACGAAGACCCGCCCCAGTGCGACTACGTCATCCAGTCGTGGGATACGGCGTTTGAGACCAAGAACAACTCAGACTATTCAGCCTGCACCACATGGGGCGTGTTCTTTAACGAAGAAGAAAAGGACGCGGCGCAGATTATTCTCTTGGATGCGTTCAAAGACCGCATGACGTTCCCCGATCTAAAGGCCACAGCGCTTAAGCACTACAAGGAGTGGGAGCCAGACGCGTTCATTGTGGAGAAGAAGGCCGCTGGAGCGCCGCTGATCCAAGAGTTGCGGGCTATGGACATCCCTGTGCAGGAAACAAACCCTAGCCGTGGCAACGACAAGATGGTACGATTAAACGCAGTGGCTGATTTGTTTGCCTCTGGCATGGTCTGGGCACCAGACACACGATGGGCACGAGAAGTGATCGAAGAGATGGCGGCTTTCCCAGTTGGGGAGCACGATGACTTCGTGGACACGACCACACAGGCGCTGCTACGCTTTAGGCAAGGCGGCTTTATCACTTTGAACACGGATGCGAAGGATGACCCTGACCTCTTCCGCCGCAAGTCGTACGCATACTATTAGGAACACACATGGCAACGAACATTGACAAAGCGCTGTACCAACAGCCAAAAGGACTTGAAGAACTAGCGCAGGGCGAGTCTGCCATTGAGATTGAGATCGTTGATCCTGAAGCTGTCAAGATTGGTATAGACGGCATGGAGATTGAGATCGAGCCGGGCGAGCCCTCTGCTGAAGACTTTGACGCTAACCTTGCTGAGTACATTGACGACAGCGCTTTGGAGACTATGGCCAGCGACTTGGCTGGTGACATTGACCAAGACAAGAACTCCCGCAAGGATTGGGAGAAAGCATACACAGAAGGCTTGAAGCTTTTGGGTCTGCAGATTGAGGAAAGAACAGAGCCTTGGAACGGAGCCTCTGGCGTGTTCCACCCAATGATTACAGAAGCCGTTGTGCGCTTCCAGTCAGAGACCATCACTGAGACATTCCCAGCGCAAGGCCCTGTGCGTACCAAAATCCTTGGTAAAGAGACACCGCAGAAACAAGAAGCTGCTGTTCGCGTAGAAGCTGATATGAACTACCAGTTGACCGAGAAGATGGTGGAGTTCCGTCCTGAGCATGAGCGCATGTTGTGGTCACTGCCTGCTACCGGCTCTGCGTTCAAGAAGGTGTACTACGACCCCTCTTTGGGCCGTCAAGTGTCGATCTTTATTCCAGCGGAAGACATCATCCTGCCCTACGGCACATCAGACATTCAGACTTGTTACCGCGTCACGCACGTCATGCGCAAGACCAAGAATGAGATTTTGAAACTCCAGCAAGCAGGTTTTTACCGCGACATCGAGTTGGGTGAGCCTGACAAGATTGTTGGCGACATTCAGAAAGCCAAGGACAAAGAGACAGGCTTTAGTGATCTGAACGATGACCGTTTCACTTTGCTTGAGTGCCATGTGGACTTGGACATCAAGGGTCACGAAGACTTGGATGACGATGATGAGCCCACAGGTATTGCTCTACCGTATGTGGTGACAATCATCCGCGGCACAAACGATGTGTTGTCTGTTCGCCGTAACTGGGAAGAAGATGACCCACTCAAACTCAAGCGCCAGCACTTCGTGCACTACCAGTACATCCCCGGCTTTGGTGCGTATGGCTTCGGTCTATTCCACCTGATCGGTGGTTTTGCTAAATCCGCTACCAGCATCATGCGTCAGTTGATTGACGCTGGTACGCTGTCTAACCTGCCCGGCGGTTTGAAGTCCCGTGGTCTGCGCATCAAGGGTGACGACACGCCAATCGCTCCCGGTGAGTTCCGTGATGTGGACATTGGCTCTGGCACGATCCGTGACAGCATCCTGCCCCTGCCATACAAAGAGCCGTCTTCCGTGCTGGCAGGCTTGCTCGATAAGATCGTAGACGAGGGACGCAGGTTTGCCGCTTCTGCAGATATGAAAGTGTCTGACATGAGTGCGCAGGCTCCCGTGGGAACCACGCTTGCCATCCTTGAGCGCCAGCTTAAAGTGATGACGGCGGTTCAAGCCCGTGTGCACTACGCGTTGAAGCAAGAGTTGCAACTGCTTCGTGACATCATCCGTGACTACACAGATGACTCGTACACATACGAGCCAGAAGGTGATGACGGCCCACGCGCTAAGAAGTCTGACTACGAGCATGTAGACGTTATTCCTGTCTCTGATCCCAATGCGGCCACCATGAGCCAGCGTGTGGTGCAGTACCAAGCCGTGATTCAGATGGCGCAGATGGCTCCAGATATCTACGACTTGCCCCAGTTGCACAGGCGCATGCTTGAGGTGCTGGGCATCAAGAACGCAGACAAGCTCATCCCGCTTGAAGACGACATGCGTCCAACAGACCCCGTAACGGAGAATCAGAACATTCTGAAGCTCTCGCCCGTCAAGGCGTTCTTGCACCAAGACCATCAGTCTCACATCACTGTACACACAGCGATGATCCAAGACCCAACGATTGCACAGCTGATCGGTCAGAACCCTAAAGCACCGCAAATGCAGGCCGAGCTCATGGCGCATATTGCAGAGCACGTTGGGTTCATGATGCGTCAGAAGATTGAGCAGCAGCTTGGCATGTCACTGCCGCCTGAAGGCGAGAAGCTCCCTCCGCAACTTGAGATAGCGCTCTCTGGCATGATGGCTCAAGCCGCTCAGCAAGTGACTCAGCAAAACCAAGCGCAAGCTGCCCAGCAGCAGGCACAACAGCAAGCGCAAGACCCTGTTATTCAGATGCAACAGCAAGAGTTGCAGATCAAGCAACAAGAGTTGCAGATGAAACAGCAGAAGGCTCAGGCCGATATGCAGCTTGCTCAGCAAAAAGCGCAGTCAGACATGCAGTTGGCACAGGCGGAACTTGCGCTTAAACAGCAAGAGATGCAGAACAAACAACAGCAGACACAGATCGACGCTGCCACTAAAGCCGATGAGCTCAGGCTCAAGGAAGAAGAGATGCAAGGTAAGTACCAGCTTGAAGGCTACAAGGCTGGACAACAATCCCGACAAGCGGAACAACGCTTGGAAGCAGAACAAGAACGTGAAGGCGTTCGGTTAGGGGTTGACATTGCTAAGAGCCGTCAACAGACGGCAAACCCAAGACCCACCAAAAGGTAAACCTTCAAAATGATCCAAGAATTCGCATCCGTATTGCGCGACAAAATACGCACTGACATGAACAACTACGCAGATGACTTGGCTGCGGGAGCGTGTCGCTCTTTTGACGATTACCAAAAACTCTGCGGGATTATTTCGGGTCTAGCCCTTGCAGAGCGTTATCTCCTTGACCTGCTACAGAAAGTTGAACAATCAGATGAGTGAACTCATTTTGCCACCGGGCATTGTCTTGCCTAAAAGTATCCAACCCGTTGAGATGCCAGAAGAAGACGATACCGAGGAAACCAAAGCTGGAGCGCTACCGACCCCCACAGGTTGGAAGTTGCTTTGCGTAGTGCCTGAAGTTGAAGCAAAGATTGCAGGTACATCCCTTGATCTCGTGAGAGATACAGCCACTATGCGTCAAGAAGAACACGCCACCACGGTGCTGTTTGTGCTGCGTGTAGGCCCCGATGCGTACAAAGACACCACCAAGTTCCCCACAGGCGCATGGTGTAAAGAAGGCGACTTTGTGTTAGTGCGTACTTACTCCGGCACAAGATTCAAAATCTTTGGCAAGGAGTTCCGTCTCATCAATGATGACCAAATTGATGCTGTTGTGCAAGACCCCCGCGGTTTAACCCGTGCTTGAAAGGAAGAAAATGGCTGAACAATACAAGTTCCCAGACGAAATTGAAGACAAGGCCGCACCTGCGGATACGTCTGATATAGATGTCGAAATAGAGATCGTAGACGACACCCCCGAACGGGACAGAGGCCGTAAGCCTTTGGACAGGGAAGTCGCCGATCCAACCGATGACGAGATTGAGAATTACTCTGAGGGCGTTAAAAAGCGCATCAAGGAACTCACTCATGCCCGTCACGATGAGCGCCGTGTCAAAGAAGCGACAATGCGCGAAAAACAAGAGCTTGAGAGAATGGCCCAACACCTGTTGGCCGAGAACAACAAGCTTAAACAATACGTGAACAATGGTGAGCAGCAGTACGCTGTCACGATTCAAAGTGCAACCGAAGCTGAACTGGCCATGGCCCGTAAAAAGCTTAAGGATGCACACGAAGCGTTTGACACAGATGCAATCATTGCTGCTCAAGAAGAGTTGGCCGATGCAAAGATGCGTGCGACAGCCGCAAAAAATTTCAAGCCAACCCCTTTACAAATCGATTCTGATGTTGTACAAACTAGTCAACAAGTACCCGAACAAGTCCAACCGGATGACAAAACACTGCGCTGGCAGGCAAGAAACCAGTGGTTCGGATCACCCGGGTACGAGGAACTCACCAGCTTTTCACTAGGGCTGCATCAAAAACTAGTGAACTCGGGAATAGACCCCCGCTCTGACGAATATTTCGAGCGCATTGATGCTCGCATGAAAGCTACGTTCCCTGATGTTTTCGGTGGACAAAGCAGGCCGAAGTCCGGCGATGGCTCCAGAAAGCCTTCCACGGTTGTTGCCTCTGCGACTCGTTCGACAGGCGCAAAAAGAGTCCAACTAAGCCCAACGCAAGTTTCGTTGGCAAAAAAGTTTGGCTTAACCCCGCAGCAATATGCTGCTGAATTGGTAAAAATGGAGAAATCGAATGGCTGAAAACCGTACAAATCGTGACTTGGTGTCACGCGAAAAATCTGCTCGTGCTGTATACGTACCGCCGACAAACTTGCCTGATCCAACGCCTGAACCGGGCTACGTGTATCGCTGGGTAGCGACTCATGTGCTGGGACAGTCGGAAGTGACCAATGTATCACGTAGAATGCGTGAAGGTTGGGAGCCGGTGAAGGCAGCTGACCATCCGGAATTGATGATGATGGGTAATGAAAAATCTGGGAACGTGGAAATCGGTGGCCTCATGCTTTGCAAGATCGCCAGAGAAAAAGCGGAAGCCCGAGATGAGTACTATAACCAGCAAGCTCAAAACCAGATGGACTCAGTAGACAATAGCTTCATGCGACAAAATGACTCACGCATGCCGTTGTTTGCCGAACGCAAGTCGTCTTCAACGCGTGGTGGGTTTGGTTCTGGTTCTAAATAACTTAGGAGTCCTTAAATGGCATCTACCGCTTCTCCCTACGGGCTTCGCCCCGTAAACCGCGTTGATGGCATGCCCTACGCAGGTGCAACTCAGACTTTTCTGATTGATCCTGCTGGCGAAGCCACCAACATTTTCTACGGTCAAGTAGTCATCATTGGTTCGGACGGCTATCTAGCCATCTCTACCGCCACTGGTGCCGACATTACGACTAACAACCTTGGCGGCAACGGCGTAGGTGCAATCGGCGTTTTCGTCGGCTGCGAATATGTCAATGCGCAAGGTCAAGTGATTAACTCTCAGTACTATCCTTCCGGCACAACCGGTGTAGTAACAGCCAAGGTCATCACTGACCCGTTTGTTACCTTCCAAGCACAGCTTGACGGTTCTGCCGCTCAATCTGCTTTGGGCACTAACACCTTCTTTGCCGCTGTACAGAGCACTTCAACTGGGTCGACCACCACAGGCAACTCAACCAGCGCTTTGGAATCAACCGTGGTAACCACTGCCGCGGCTTTCCGTATTGTTGGTTTTGTTGAACTGGAAGGCTTCTCAGAAATTGGCGATGCGTATACTGATGTGTTTGTTAAATTCAATCCCAGTGCCCATTCGTACTTAAACAACGTTGGCCTGTAAGGAGTAAACTACCATGGCAATTTCACGCGCACAACTACTTAAAGAGTTGCTCCCCGGCCTGAACGCTTTGTTCGGCATGGAATACGCACGCTACGGCGAAGAGCACAAAGAAATCTACGAAACAGAGAAATCTGAGCGTAGCTTCGAAGAAGAGACAAAGCTTGCTGGCTTTGGTTCTGCTCCCGTCAAGAACGAGGGTTCTTCAATTGCGTATGACAACGCACAGGAAGCCTTCACCGCACGTTACAACCACGAGACTATTGCTCTGGGCTTCAGTATCACTGAAGAAGCTGTGGAAGATAACTTGTATGACTCTTTGTCTGCACGTTACACCAAGGCTTTGGCCCGTGCCATGTCTTACACCAAGCAAGTTAAAGCTGCTTCCGTTATCAACAACGGTTTCAGCGGCAGCTACCTTGGCGGTGACGGCGTTTCTTTGTTCGGTGTGAACTCCTCTAGCGCTCGCGTTGGTCACCCACTCGTTAACGGTGGTGTGAACTTCAACAGCCCAACTACTGGTGTTGACTTGAACGAAACCTCTTTGGAAAATGCTGTGATTCAAATCGCCGCATGGACTGATGAGCGCGGTCTGTTGATCGCCGCCAAGCCCCGTAAGATGGTGATTCCTCCAGCACTGATGTTCGTTGCCAAGCGCTTGCTTGACACTGAACTGCGTGTTTCTACTGCTGACAACGACATCAACGCGTTGAAGCAGATGGGCGCAATCCCAGAAGGTTACACCGTTAACCACTTCTTGACCGACAGCAACGGCTGGTATTTGATTACCGACGTGCCAAACGGCATGAAGCACTTTGAGCGTATGCCTTTGGCTAACTCAATGGATGGTGACTTCGATACTGGAAACGTTCGCTACAAAGCTCGTGAGCGTTACAGCTTCGGCTGGTCTGATCCCCTCGGCATGTGGGGTTCTGCAGGCGCTTAATATTTCTTCGGAAATATTTGGAGAAGGGGGCTTGTGCCCCCTTTTCTTTTGTTGTATATTGGCTTCGGGGTAATTCCGCCCCGCTTACACACATAGGAGCACACACATGAATCCATTCCAACTTCGCTTTGAAATGCTGCAAACAGCCCGTCAAATGCTTGAATCAGAGTACCACGCTAAAAAATCGCATGATGAACCCGCGACTTGGCCTACGCTTGAGCAAGTTTTAGAACGAGCAAGAGCGTTAAACAGTTTTGTTAGCGAAAAATAATACTGGGGGCCTTGTGCCCCCTTTTCTTTTGTTGTATATTGACTTCAATCCGGGCTTATCCGGTGTTCTGACAGTCCCGGCTGACGACATGCAGACAGAGCACCCCCACTTGCATGTAAGGAAAAATCATGGCAAATACCACGTTTAACGGCCCAGTTCGCTCGCAGAACGGCTTTCAATCAGTCACTGTAAACAGCACCACCGGCGCTGTCACTGTCAATTCTTCTTTTGGTACTGACGTTGTTCTAGGCGTTCAGTCTTTGTCTGGCGCTGGCGCAGTCAACATTACTAGCGCTTTCACTGCTTTGACAACCACAGGCGCGGCACAAGCTTTGACTTTGGCTAACGGCACTGCTGGCGAAATCAAGATCATTACCCACGTTGTAGATGGCGGCTCTGCTGTTTTGACCCCTACAACTAAGATTGGTTTCTCGACCATTACTTTTACTGGCGTTGGTGAGTCTGCCATGCTGATCTACACCGCTGCTGGTTGGGCTATTGTTGCTTTGAATGGCGCTGTTTCCGCTTAATCGACCCAAGGGGCTTTGGCCCCGTTTTTAAAGGAGCTTGATTATGACGATGCAATATGACGTAAAGAGCGCGTATACAGCGGCAGATGCAGCCTTGGTTGCATATCCTGTCCGTCTCAAAGGTGCGTACGTGTCTGTGGGTACGGGCGGTGCAACCCCTGTTACTTTCTATGACAACGCATCTGCCGCTTCTGGCACAGTGCTACTTAGAGTGGGCGTAACCGCCGCTGGCGCACACACCGTTGTGATTCCGGCTGAAGGTATCCGCGCAGTAAACGGTATTTATTGTGATACAGGCAACGCTGACGCGGTGACAATCTTTTATGGCTAAATCTCCAGCATGGCAACGCAAAGAGGGGAAGTCCGAGAAGGGCGGCTTGAACGCCAAGGGACGGGCCTCGTACAACAAGGCAAACCCCGGCAAGCCGGGCCTGAAGGCCCCACAGCCCGAGGGCGGCAAACGCCGCGACTCTTTCTGCGCCCGTATGGAAGGCATGAAGAAGAAGCTGACCGGAGAGAAGGCCAAGAAAGACCCGAACTCCCGCATCAACAAAAGCCTTCGGGCTTGGAATTGCTGATATGACTGACATTACACTGACCGAACGCGAAGAAGCTATTGCTAAGAAAGCGGCAAAGATGGCCATTGAAGAAATGTCTGGTGAGTTCTACAAAATGGTTGGTAAAACTATTGTAGAAAAAGCACTGATTTGGATTGGCCTGATTGTTGTCGGTTTTGTGTTTGGCAAGGGCTGGATCATTAAGGTTTGACATGCCTAGCACAAGCAAGAAACAACACAACTTCATGGCAGCGATTGCAAATTCGCCATCGTTTGCTAAGAAAGTAGGAGTCCCACAATCCGTGGGTAAAGATTTTACAACTGCGGACAAGGGTCGCAAATTTTCTAAAGGTGGAAATATCATGGCTACAAAAAACAACGGCATCAGTACTGCCAAAATGGGTTCAGTGCGTACAGCGGCTCCTAGCCGTGATGGTATTGCTTCTAAAGGCAAGACCAAGGGCACTATGGTCTCTATGAAGGGCAGCACTCCTTTGGGTATGAAAAAGGGTGGCATGACCAAGAAGATGAACATGGGCGGCAAGACCTGCTAAGACCATGATGGCCAGCCGCGGGATGGGGGATATTGCCCCATCCAAAATGCCCAAGGGCGTGAAAAAAGCACGCCGAGACGACACTGACTTTACTCAATATAAAGACGGTGGAAAAGTCAACGAAGCAGGCAATTACACCAAGCCCGGTCTTCGCAAGAAGATTGTGTCTCAGGTCAAAGCCGCGGCAACGCATGGCACAGGCGCAGGTCAATGGTCAGCACGTAAAGCACAGCTTGTTGCCAAGAAGTACAAGGAAGCTGGCGGGGGTTACCGAGATTGAAAGCGCCTCAAAAATCATTGAAGGATTGGGGCGACCAAAAATGGAGAACCAAAAGTGGTAAAAAATCTTCTGACACGGGCGAGCGATACCTTCCTAGTGCTGCGATTAAAAGTCTCAGCCCT